AACTAATTCTGATAATTGGCTTATACATTTCAATCAAGGAAATTTAACAGGGGAAGCAAATAATATTATTTATTATTTATATAATTTCAATTCTTCTAGTGAGTATTCATTTATAACTTTTGAGGAAACAGGTTTTGACAGTAATCCAAAACTTGTAGGCAATCAAGGTGGTGCAGTTCACACAGTTGCAAGTGCAAGTGATGGAGTACATTTCTATATGAGTGGTGGCAACATAGCAAGTGGAACTTTTACATTGTTTAGGTGTATCTAATGAGTGAATATGGATATATACCAGAAGCACCAGAACAAAGTTTTGGAAATAATAAAGGGATATTTAACCCTAAAGATATTTATGATTTAACAAGAGCAGATAAATTTACTAATTTAGGTCAATTAGAATTAATACATACTGAAAATGCTAGTTCTGTTTCTAGTGTTGAATTTAAAAGTTCAACAGGTACATTAGATTTATCTTATAATGTACATTTTTTAACAATTAATAATTTCAAACCTAGTAATGATAATGCACAACTTGTATCACAAGTTTCATCTAATGATGGAAGTAGTTATTATGCAAATGCTTATAGATTTGCTTATCAAGAAGGAAAATCAGGTGGTACTTTTGGGGAAAGTAGAACTAATGATTTTAGTTATCTAAGAATTATTCATACAACAGGTAATGCAACTAATGAAAGTGGTAATGGATATTGTTACTTTTATAATCTTGGGGATAGTACAAAATTTTCTTTTCAAACAACACAACAAGTTTGTATGACAGGAACTCCAGAATTGCTAATGCAATTTGGGTCAGGTCTTTTTTATCCAAATGCTTTAGTATTTAATGCTTTAAAAATATATTCAAGTGCAGGAACTTTTAGTGCAACTGCAAGTTTATATGGAATAAGGTACTCATAATGGCTACTAATTTACAGTTTATAAAATCTCAAAGTGGAACTGATGTAACTACTTTATCAGTAACAGATTGCTTTAATGCAGATTATGATGTGTATGCAATTTATTTAACAAAAATTGATACAACACTAGATAACAGTTCAAGAATAAGATTATTAGATAGTGGTGGAAGTGTAATATCTGCAAGTGAATATGATACTGCAAATCTAAGACTTAGAGCAAATGCAGGATTTGAGGAATTAAGATACACAGGGCAAACTGCATTTCAATATATGATTTCAATAAGACAACAAAATTATGATGGTGCAGGACTTATGATGTATGTATTTAATCCTTATGATAGTGGTAGTTATACCTTTATTCAGTATCAAGAAACAAGTTATAGTACTAATTATTTAGGTTATAAGTCTATTGGTGTTCATAAGTCAGCAGAAACAATAACAGGATTTCAAATATTAAATACTGCTGGTGATTATCAATCTGTTGGTTTTTCAGTATATGGAGTTAAATAAATGAGTGGCTCATTAATAAAAATAGATGAAGAAATAGTTACATCAGCAGTAGCAAGTGTTACTTTAGGTGGTGCTAATTGGGATAGTTCTTATGATGTGTATCAAGTTGTAGTAAGTAATGTTGTTACAGATACAGACACACAAGCTTTAATATTTAGACATTTAGATACTTCAAACAATCCAATAACAAGTGCTAATTATGATGTTGCTTTTAAAGTTTTGAGAACAGATACTACTTTTGAAAATGGATATGGAACAGGTGTAACTTTTGCATTCATTGTTGATAACTATATAGGAACTGCAACAGGGGAAGTAGCAAATGCAGTTCTCTATTTGTTTAATTCAAATAATGCTAGTGAATACACATTTCATACAGTTGAAAGTACTTATAGAAATAATACAGGTGTATTAAGAGGAGCTCAAGGTGGTGGAGTGTTGGATAGTGCAGTTGCAACAAAAGGTGTATCAATTTTTATGGGTAGTGGCAACATTGCAAGTGGAACATTCACATTATATGGTTTAAAGAAGTAAGTATAAGAAATATATGATATGATGAAAGGATATTATGGCTACATTAGAAGAACTAACAATTGAGGCTCAAGCAGAAATAGACGCTGCAAAGCCTTTGTACAAACAAGTTAATAAGGAAAGGATAGAGTTTACTCAAGCAGATTATGACCAACAAGTTATAGATCTGGCGAACTCTAAATGGAATGACCAACAGTTTGGTTATATCCAAGCAAGACAAGAAGCCTATGGATCTATTGCAGACCAATTAGACATGCAATATTGGGATTCCGTAAATGGAACAACCACTTGGGCAGACCACATAGCACAAGTTAAAGCTGACAATCCAAAACCTGAATAATGCCTAGACGCAGATTTCGTAAAGAACAACATGAATGGACTTACGAAATTACTTACAGTGGAAAAGTCAAAAAATATGAAACTTAAACTTTTAAGAATTTCAAAACAAAAAGATAGCATTAATGGGCTTTTATTTATTAATGACAAATTTGTTTGCTATACCTTAGAAGATGAAGAACGAGCCCAAAAAATATATGCTGAAACTGCTATACCAAAAGGAACTTATGAAATTAAGTTTAGAAATGTAGGCGGTTTTCATTCTCGCTACGCTAAAAAGTTTTCAGACATTCATAAAGGTATGTTGGAACTTCAAGATGTTCCAGGTTTTGAATATATTTTAATTCATGTTGGAAATACTGATGAAAACACTGCAGGTTGCATTCTTGTAGGGGATAGTCAAGAAAACAACTATATTAAAAAAGACGGCTTTATTGGCTCATCAACTCAAGCCTATCGCAGAATTTATCCAGTTATTGCAAAAGCTCTAGAGAATAATGAAAAAGTATTTATTGAAATAGCAGATATTGAAAAATATATAACCAAGCCAGATCCTAGTAACAAAAGTACAGATGAATATATTTCATCAAAAATGGTTTATGATAAATTATCATCTATAAGTGGCAAACTCGAAGTGGTAAGTGGTATGCTTATGGGCAGACGCATAGAATAAGGAAGAATATGATTAACAAACAATGGCTTACAAAAGTAGGCATAAGAACTTTAAGAACATTCATTCAAGCATTTTTAGGCGTCTTAATTGCTAGCGGAACAGGACTAATGGAAATAGATGTATTACAAAATGCCTTAGTATCTGGACTCGTTGCAGGCGTAACAGCTCTTCAAAATGGTTTGGAAGAATGGACACCGACAAATAAAGGTTAGTCAATGAAAATTGACATAAAAACTTTAACACCAATTTTATTAACTTCTTTTATTGGTGTATTAGGTTGGCTATTTAATACAATACAAGATTTACAACTTGCTCATAGTTCAATGATGGAGCAACTTAGAATATTAGAAAAAGATTTAGACATGCTTGAAAGTTTATTTAGTGAATTACTATTTAAACTAAATGGCTAATTGGAGGAATTATGGAAATATTTTTTATGGGGATAGTGTCATTTTATTTTTTAGTAAAGACAGTTTATTTTTTTACAAATAAAATAGAAGAAATAGAAAAACAAATAATACGAATTAAGGAATGGGATTGGATCGATGGAGATAAACAAAGTGAGTGATAATGTGTTTAGTAATTAAAAAGTCTGACGATTCTTTTGTTCAAATTTGTAATTGTGAACATGGTAGTGAGAATTGTAATGACAGAAAATAATGGCTATACACAAAAAGAGATGACAGCTAAGATTATGCTAGATATAGAAAAGATATTTAATAAATTAGACGAATTACAAAAAGATATAAATACGAGGCCAACTCGTTCTGAAATATACGGATGGATTATTGCTGGAATTTCTATTGCGACTTTGGTCAATGTTTTAATCTAAAACAATACAAAAATAAAGGATAATAAAAATGGTACAACCAACAGAGCCTTATAGTCGGCTTAAAAATTATACAGAGAATATGACAATTACAATTTCAACAGACGACCAAAATAGTAATAGCTTTGATATGCAAGGTAGTAAATTAAGAGCTTTAATTATGCCTAGTGTTTTAACAAGTAATAAGTTTCAATTACAGTTCAGTATTGACAATTCATTTTGGTATAACTTTACAAATATTACAGGAATAACTCAAGACATACAACATACTGCTGACGGTTTAGTTTTTTTGAATGATTTTGATTTTTTATCTGATGGATATTTAAGAGTTAGGACTAATTCTTCAGAACTTGCAGATAGAACATTTATTGGTATATTTGGTTAATTTAATAACAATTTTAATGTAGAAAAAGGCAGAGTGTCCATTGTCTGCCTTTTTCATTATCTGTGATGAAGTAGCACAAAGTTAAAGATTGAAAGTCACCTTTCATAATTAACTTATACTGATTTCATAATAGCTTACTTCTATGACTAAATTACTAATTAAAACTAGCTGAGAGCGTCATAGAGCGTTTTTAACGATATTTTACAGCCACGCCTAGTAGTTAGGCGGACAAAATAAAATCGCTTAAATCGGCTCAAAATGGCCTTTTTTTATCAAATATGCACTAATATTATGACTAATGAAAGATTGGCCAATAAATGACCAAAAAAAATAAACACGCACCTAAACAAGAATGGGGCAACAATTTTTATAAACATGGTTGGAAACCAGAAATAGAAATTGATGAAGAATTAGGATCTGGGGAAATTACACATGTTGGAACTGACCCAAATTATGCAAATAAATTTGATGAGATATTAAAAAGTTGGGGATATGATCCAAAACTTTACACGATTGAGGGGGCAGTTAAAACTTCCAGTTGGAATGTTCAACTCAAAGGCGGCAGAATTGAAACATTTTATGCATTCAAAGGAATAGTCCGCAGAAAAAATCCATTAAGGGATAAATATGTCACTGAACTTTTAAAAAGAGTAGAAAAAAAATTACCAATAAAAGAAAAAACTTATGGCGGTGATACAGCTTTTATGTTTTTTATGGCTGATTGGCAATTAGGCAAAGTTGATTTCGGTGTTACAAATACAATTAATAGATATGATATAGCACTACAAGACGCAGTAAATAGAATAAAAGATTTAAGGAAGTTGGGAAATCAAATTGATGAAATTTATATAGTTGGATTAGGCGACTTGACAGAAAACTGTTCGCAAAATTTTTTCGACAGCCAACCTTTTAATGTTTCTCTCACATTGATTGAGCAATACGCATTAGCTAGGTCAATGATTATGAAAACAGTAGATACTTTTTTGCCTTTAGCAGACAAAATTGTTTTGGCGGGAGCACCAGGTAATCATGGAGAGATGACAAGAAGTGGTAAAGGACAAGTTCTTACTAATAGATTAGATAATTCAGACACAATGCACTTGCAAATATGTGAAGAAATTATGAACGCCAATCCAGATCGTTATAAAAATGTAAAAGTTGAAATACCAAAAGGCTTTCATCAAGTTATGACAATTAAAAATAGAACAGTAGGTTGGACACACGGCCATATGTCAAGTGGCGGTGGATCTAACGCTGAGGCAAAAATAGAAAATTGGTGGAAAGGTCAAATGTATGGACATCTTCCTGCAGGTGAATGTGAGATTCTTATTACAGGTCATTATCATCATTTCAGAAGTAAGTATCAAGGCAATAGAGCTTGGTTTCAAGCACCTAGCTTAGACAAATCACTTGACTTTACAGAGAGATCTGGACTTTGGAGCCACCCTGCAGTTCTCACTTTTACAATAAATGAAAAAGGTTGGGCAAACTTAGAATTGTTATAAATATAGACATAATTATATATATTATGTATAATTTTTAGTATGAAAGTTATTGCTATTGATAACACAGGCTACAAAGTTAGTGTCATTCATACAGATAATGATTCAGTAGAGATAAGAGAACTTCCAAAAGGAATTTTTCACCTTACTGAACCAATAGAAATCAATTTGGATGAAAAAAAACAGCCTACCAAAATTAATTGATAGGCTGAATTTTATTTAACTAACTAGCCCAATCATAAACATATTTACTATGTTTTCTATTCGAGCCACCACATTTACATTCTTCTTTGTAAATTTCTTTAGCAGTTCTCTCTTTTAATATATAAACACAATGCCTTAAATTAGAAGTAAATGTTCTGTCTAACGAACATATTTCACCTTCCAATTCAAGAACATAATTTAATGCTGCTACAGCATTAACTTTTATTCCTGCTTTTACATCCATTTCAACTTCATTAAAAGTTGAGTTTATAGCTAACATTATTCATGCCCCCTTTTTAATTGTTCTATTAACTCTTTGTCAATAGGTAAAACTGCTCCACAATTGTCACAGTTATATTCTTCTACTTCATTATTAATTACATAAACTAAATTAAAATGTTGTTTGTCTTCATAGCAACAATCATCATTACAATTTGGATTAATGCAATCAATTTCTACTGCTGTAATTACTTTCATAATTCCCCTTTCATACAATCCATTATATAGAATATATATAAAAAAGTGTAATTATTTATATTTAATTTTTAAAAGCTCTTCAACAATTTTTGCTTTATCTGGACTAATTGATTTTACTAATTCAAGCCCAATTTCATCTGTTCCATTATATTCATTAGCAATATTGATAGTGTGTGTTCCACGCCTTTTACCTAATTCTGTTTCATATATAGGCGACAGCTCTTCCTTTGATATGTAATAATTTGTATGCTCGTTGCTCCAGATCCTTAAAGGAAAATAATGAAAAAGATTATCAGCTGTTTTATAATATTCTGATTTAATATTATTGCCGTCTGCTATTCTTCGGCCATAAATTATTGTTGAATAATTATTGTCTTTTGCAAATTTTTTAATTCCATATTGTTGAAATTTTCTAAACCAATCACCTTTTACTTTTGAATCAAAAGGGAATATATATTTTGGATTATGTATTACATAATCTAGGCCACGATTTTTAAGGATCTGGAAGTGCAATTCTATTTTATTATCATCGCAATAATCTCTTATATAATCAATATGTTCTTCATAATCTAGTTCATGATTTATTACTGCGACATGAGGTAATGATAAACCTAATTCTTCTCTTACATATTTTGATACAGCCACACTATCTTTGCCTCCAGAAAAGGCAACAAAACTATTTTTAAAATCTATGGCATTTACCATTATTCAATTCTACATGGTTTTATCACTTTTATAATGTAAAATAATCATTATGATTAAAACAAGTTTAAGGCTGATTAGTTCTTCATATATGATTCCCCTGTCGTGTAACAAACCTAGTCAGCCTTTTCTTATATGATTGTTGAATGTATTTTATTCTTTGCTAGTCTTCAAGATCCATTAAAAGAAGATGACATTTTAAAAGTAAAAGAATGTAATAATTATTTACCAACAAATGTTATTCAATATTCAAAAGATTATGTTGAGCATTTTGAAACTCATAATATAGAGAGAGCTGTAAAAGTTTCGTGGTGCGAATCTAGGGGAAAAACTTTTGCACTTAACAAAGGAAATAATGATAGTGGTTTATTTCAAGTTATACCTAGCACTTGGAATTGGGTAGCAACAGAATATGACTTGCCTAAATTTAATTCTTATGTTTTAACTTACAATAATATTCCAGTTGAAAACATTCCATTAAGTTTAAGAAGAATATTGATTTCAAATTATCCAAATCTCTATAGACTAAATAAAGTGCAATTTGTTCCTTACTACAATTTTTTAATTAGTAAAATTTTAGTTCAAGATATTCATTCAAGAAATAATTATTGGAAACCATGGACACCTAGTAAGGAATGTTGGAACAATAATAATTGGAATGAGTTATGGAAAGCTGAAGAATGAGAGTTTTAGTTGCATGTGAATATTCAGGAATCGTTAGAGATGAATTTTTAAAACTTGGTCATGACGCTGTAAGTTGTGATTTACTTGAAACTGAAAGTGATTTTGGCGGACTTGCTACACATTATGTAGGTGATGTAAAAGACATTTTATATGATGGTTGGGATTTGATGATAGCTCATCCACCTTGCACTTATCTTGCTATTAGCGGAAGTTGGGCACTTTATGATCCAAGAGATATGCACTTACAAAGAGATTTGAGAAGAGAACACCCAAATTACCCAGATCGTAGAAAAAAAATGTTTGAGGCTTTAGCTTTTGTAAAGCTCTTAATGGACGCACCTATTCCAAAAATTTGCGTTGAAAATCCTAACTCATTAATTACAACTTATATAAAAGAGGCAGACCAAATAATTCAACCTTATGAGTTTGGCGACTTAGAATCAAAAAGAACTTTTTTATGGTTAAAAAATTTACCAAAATTAGAAAAAACAAATGACCGAACAGAAGAAATAATGAAACTTCCAAAACATATCCGTTCAAGTAAATGGAACTTGCCGCCTAGTGAAGAACGCAGTAAATTGCGAAGTGTATTTTTTAAAGGTGTTGCTCAAGCTATGGCCGAACAATGGTCAGAAGATTAGAGAACAACTAATTAGATTCTGACCACTCGTTTGCACGATGTAATGAATAAAGATGTTTTCATTATAGCCCATTCAGTTTTATTGTTTTGTTATAATTATAAAAAAAGATTGGAGAACAAATTGATAATTCAATTACCAGATCTTAATGGAAATAAAATTGAAGTAAAAGTAGATAAAGAATCACTACAAAAATACTTTACTAATTTACTTACAAGAAATGACACCGCTGAACCTCGTTGGTTTATGTGTGCTTTTTGTAGTAAAATTGGTTTTTTTCCGTTAGAGTCTGATGACTTTATGTTATGTAACAAGTGTTGGAAAAGTGAATTGGGGGAAGAATAATGGAAGTAGATTATTTTTATTTTTTACAAGCACAAGCTGAGGAGGAATAATGGCGTTTATACCTTACAGCTTTAGGGAATGCATTTTGCCTAGCTCTTTAAAGACTCATGAAGATAAATTAATTTGGGCTTTAGAGAGATTCAAAAAAGAAAAACCACTATCAACAAAAGAAATTGTATATGAACTTTACATAAGCAGGTTATCAAGTTCAGTTCATAAATTGCGTAAGCGTGGTTATATTATTGATGTTGTTGATAATCAAAAAGGTGATGGTGCGTATTATCAATTAATTGCTAAACCTGGTGAAGAACTAAAATTGAATTTATGAATAAAGGTGAAGAATTTACAACTTGTATTTGTGTTGAGTTTCATTCTTGTTACAGCTGTGCAAGTATGATTTATGGTGGTTCAGAACGGCACTATCAAAAAACCAAAGGCGAGTTTTTAGGGCTTTCAATTTGTTCTGAATGTTTTAAAAGATGATGAAAGGGGTTGTATGCATTTTGAAACTGATGTTAAATTTAACATAGTCGCTCGGTGGGTTTTAGAATCTGAAATATCTGATAAAAGCAAAGTAATATATTCAGTTCTTTGTGGTTTTGCTGATAGTGAGGGGAAGTGTTATCCCTCACGATCCACTATTGCAAAAAGAGCAGGCTGTTCTGTTAAGTCTGTTGATAGAGCAATTAAGGATCTGGAAACTATAAAAGCAATAAAAGTATTTAGAGAGAAAAAAGCTGACGGCAGTAATAAAGTAA